CCCGACTAATAGGTGTAATGATTTAGTTAATCGTAATGGGATATTACAATCACACTTCAACTAATCGGCGTTATGTTTAGCCAGCTATGAAATGCTCGGCGCATTTCTAGCCGATTTACTACCGCCAACTAATCTATAATACGAATGGGGTGGGGGATTTGGAAAAATCCTTTTTGCTATCCCCTGACATACATCCAGATACACAATAGACTTTTTCAAAAAAAATATCCGATAGGGGAAAGAACAAACTGACACAAACCCATAGCACTTAGGTGCTTTTCAATAACACAAATAAAAACGGGGTGCAATTATGCTTGCATCTGCATTCAGAGTTTTCTTGATAATGCTCGGCTGTTTCCAGAAAGTATTCTTCTTAGCCCCTCTGACCGCCCTGCGTCCTTGATTTGGATTCCGTCAACTATTAACGGTAGGCGTTTTCTAAATTACCGGAACTCTCTTTTTCTTAAATGATTTGATTGCTTTTTTAACTTTCTTGACAATGACATTATCTTTCGGGGAGAAGAACTTTTTAAATTGTGGTGATACCATGACCATTTTTCATTATTAGTTCATTGCCGAATTCTTGTCAAGTATTAACCGATATGCTACCCTAAATTGCCCTACTTGATTTGGGCATCATTATCATAATCGGATGGTGCTTCAATGTTATCATCCGGTCGCAGAGGCGGACTAGGGTTTTCCTTGGGCCGCCTTTCGCGTTTCAGGGGAGGTGATATAAGTGCTATACTGGGTGATATATGAATTGTTCACGGTGTGGTTCGACCGAATTCCTACAAAAAATCCGTGTAGGTAGTAATGGAAGGCAGGGTTATATTTGTAAAAGTTGTAATGCAGCCCGCGCCAGAGAATACAGAAAAACCGAGAAAGGAAAGGCAGCGATTAAGAAGGCCGGCCACAATTATTATCTGAAAAATAAAGAGAAGAATCGTGCATGGTATGTTGCAAATAAAATAAACAGCGAAAACGAACCTTGCTCTATCTGCGGAGTTTCTCCATCTATTAAACACCACCCAGACTATAATAAACCAGAGATTTTTATTCGTTTGTGTTCCTATCATCATAAACAAGAACATAGAAAGGTGATATCATAGGTCAATATGACAGCAATTGCTCCTGTTCGCGCTCTGGAAGGATTCAAACACAACAGTAATTGCAAGATGTGTACGGCAAAAGATAAATACGGTAATCCTCTCCGAGACGAAATAGATGCTTTACGGGCCTCCGGTTATTCCATGGTTGGACTTCAGACATGGCTTTCCAATAAAGGTATCTATGCTTCAGTTATAGCAATCGCAAATCACTTCAAAAAGCATGCTTCCTATGTCAGAAAGGGAACTGTACCTAACCGGGGAATTACCAAACACATGGTTACGACTCTCACCGCCAAAAATGCAGAAGCGGATGAAGCATTGGGAAAGATTATCAATATTGGAAACCAAATGATTGATAATTGGGTGGAAGGAAAAGCGGGAACTCCCCAGATGCCGGTTACTTCCAAACTCTTTATCGAAGCAATTGTTGAACAAGGGAGGCGCGCTCCCAAGACTTCTATGGATGTGGAATTTGAAGGAATGGAAAGAGAACTGATTGAAGGAAAGGAAATCAAGGAATGAAATTTAAAAAGGGAAAACCCCATTTAAAGAATACAAGAAAAGAAGTTCAATGGGGAAGTCCCAAGAAATACCAAAAAGGTGGAGATTCTTTTTTAGATACAGAATCAGAGAAATTCCGGAAGGCTTACTACAAACATATTGGTAAACCGGAACCGGTTGTAAAAGTATGACTGAAACAATAATCCCCGGAATTTACAGGAAATGGTGGGAGCAAGGACATGACGATATTGATTTATTCGTCAGGAAGTTTTGTTCTCCGCCAGACAAAGAATATTATCCGTTGGAACATCAGAAAATGTTTATGGAGAAACTTCTTACCGGGAAATATGATGAAGCATGGATGTCCGGAGGGAATTCCGCCGGTAAGACTTGGACCGGAAAGTTCTTGGCGATGCACTGGGCCAGTTATAAAATCAAACCGGGGAAACCTTGGCCCTCCTATCAGGAATATTTACAAGCGCCTTACAACATTCTTTGCACTGGACCGGAACAAAAACAAGCAGTTGAACTTTGGGAGTCAATAGAACAGGGATTTTTGAACTCCCCCGTTCTTAAATTCCGTATAGACGAGGTAAGAACATCAACGCGCAGGAAAACCCATCCCTATATCAAATTGAAAAACGGCGTTTTCATTGAAGCAGTTGGTTTGCATGAAAAAGGAAAGCATGTAGAAGGACAAGCCTATGATTTAATCCTTGTCAATGAACCCGCAGATGCCCGATTTCTCGGCCATATTCTCGATAAGGTCTTAACTCCCCGTACTTGGAGGCGGGGCGGAGTAATTGCGGGATTTGGAACCCCTAAAGGAAAGGGGGAATACTGGACGGTCTTTAGACGGGGACTCCACGAAGAAGGGATACACAATGATTTTGCCGAAGATAGGGTCTTTTCTATGTATGCAGATTCCCGTGAGAATGTTTTTGCGGCGCAGGATTCTATTTCCAGATTTCTTTCGGCAGGAAATGAAGAATTGGTTAAAGAAAGGATTGAAGGAAGATTTATCGAAGAAGGTTCGCTGGCGTTTCCACTCGAAACTGTCGAGAAATGTATTGATGACGGACTCCCAGTAGTGATAGAACCATCCACAGGACATTACTATGTAACAGGAATTGATTTCGGAAGAAAGGTGGATTATACGGTTGCTGTCACCATGGATATTACAGGCGGTTCAGTTCCTTATAAAGTTGTCAACATGATGAGAATGGGCGGTGGGGTCGTTTCTTGGGAACAAATTCTTCAGGGAGTTTTAGAAATAAGTTATAAATATCCGGGTTTTTGTTTAATTGACTCAACCGCCAGTTCCGGCGACATGCAGACCGAGTGGTTGAATGACATGAATATCAATTTCCTTCCCTACCAGTTTGCTGGTTCTCCCGCAAAGAAAACTAACTTGATAACTAACTTGCAAAGACAAATCGGACTTAAAAACATAACAATGCCTTATATCCGTGAGTTGGTTGACCAACTGCATCAATACCCGAAAAATATGGATGACAAGGGAATGGAGACGGATGCGGTATTTGCATTGGCTCTTGCGACTTATGGGGCTACTCAGTATGGACCGGCAGGCGATGTCGAGAGTTATCATCGGTAAGATTTGACAAGAATTGCCTCTAGGCCGAATAATAAAATCAAATATGGCTCAAAATACTAATCCAACGGTTAATACGACAGCGTTATCCCCTGAAACACAGAGGAAAGTTTTCAAGGCGAAGGAAGATATTGGTCTGAAAAACGAAAACATTGTCGGTAGTGAGGAAAATGTCGCTAAAACCAAAGAGTTTGAAGAAGCGGCCATTGTTTTGGATGAGTGGGAATCCGGACAAACTCTTTATTCGCAGATTTATGACCGGATAAACGGTTATAGAAGTTTTTACCTCGGAGAAGAAAGTGAACAGTGGAAACATCAACCTGAAGGCGACCTGAAACTTGTTTTTAATCTCGGTGCATCCGTAATTGACCTCTTTTCTTATATTCTTGGGAATAATCCTCCCGAAATTCAGTTCAAATCCGAAAGTAGTGAGAATATGCAACTTATTCGTGCCGATATCGGAGAAGAACTTACAAAGAAGATTCTGGACAATGCTAAATTCCGAATTAGGTTCCGGGATGGGGTTAAGGGTCAATTCCTAAATGGATTTACTTGGCTTCTCTGGATTTGGAATCCGGATAATAAAGATGGTGGTTTGAAAGGAACTCTCGAACTTGCCAATTTGAATCCTTTCACGACTAGAGTCAAACTTTCAACCACCGATGCTGAGAAAATTGATTCTGTTATCACTTCAGAAAGAATCTCTTTGGTTGAATGTTACAATCGTTACAAATACGAAGCACTTCCGGATTCTCTTGACCCATATATTCCGGAGGACATGACGGCACAAGATGACGGAAAAGTTACAGTTTATAGGCGTTATGGACCAAATTCGGTCCGCACGGTCGTAAATGGTCGGCAAGTAGCAAGAACTGACAATAAATATGGATTTACACCGGCAGTTCAGATAAATAACATCAAAGTTCCGAATGACACCTTTGGATACGGTGAAATAACCAGATGGCAGGGAATTGCGCAGGAAATAAATGAACTTCTTACCGCAGCCTCCGAAATTGCGCGTGATTTAGGCTATCCACCTATTTTGGAATATAACAACGCTCTCGGAGGGAGAAAGATTCAAAAGTGGCGTGGACAGAAGATTCCGGTTAAAAATCTAGGCACGGGTGAGGCTGTGACTTACATGCAAAACACAGCTCAAATCACTGGTTTGCTTGAACAGGCCAAGTTCTTACTCGATATCTTTAATTTTGTCTCTTTAATGCCAAAAGCGGCCGCAGGAGAATTTGAGGCATCAATTACCTCCGGTTTTCAGGCTCAATTAGCCATGCAACCCGCAACTCTTACCACGGAGAATAGAAAGGTGGATTGGGAGATTGCGATTCGAGAATTGGTAAAAATGGCTATCAGAATTGTTGAAATCGAGGCTCCGGAAACCCTCTCTGTCAAGACAAATAAAGGTGATACTGTTAAATTCGAGGGATTGGCACTTTCAGATATGCAGGTTGTTTGGCCGAAGAATCTACCCGTGGATATCGCCCGCGAGATTCAAAATCTGGCTTTGGGTCTGCAAAACAACATCGTATCAGTCAGACAGGCAATTGATAAATATAATGTCTTAATGGGGATAGGTCCAGCCTCGGATACTGAAGAATACTTGGTTAAAGAATCAACAAGTCCTGAAATTAATCCGGCATTGGCTTTGAAGGTTACACAAATCAAACAAGCGCAAACACCACCTCCCGCGACTGAACCTACGGCCGGTGATGAAACAACTCCGGTTCCCGGCGGACAAGGTGGAGAACAAACTACCGGTGCATTACCAGCGACACTTCAGGAAGCGGCCCGTCAAGCTAATCCTACCAATTTAACACGGTCAGCGACCGCGCCACTTCCTGAAGAACAAAGAACAACCTCAGCGACCAATGCGAATGTTCCTTTGACTTCGACTGGTGGAAAGTTACCGCAACAAAGGAGGAAGAAATAAATGGCAACAATAGTTTCAACACCCGGTGGAAGAAGGGCCAGTACGATTGCTCCGGCTCCTAGTTATGCTGGCGTAGTTTCCAAATATGCGAGTGAAATATCTGCGGCTCTCGCAGACGAAACCACAAATACGGTTAATCAACTCGTTCTTGATTGGAAAAGTGGTGCGATTTCCTGGGAGGATTTTTTGACTAAATATCAGGCAATAATGGATGACCAACCAGCCGGTTCTTCATTAAAGACCCAAATGGGAACGAACCTTTTAGGTTATCAGACCGACCATCGGGATGATTTGGTTTCCCAGAAAAGAAGTGAACTTACAGCCCAATATTCCGCAGGAGGAACCTTGTCACAGACTGATTCCTACAATATCGAGAGACAACTTCTAAGTTATTACGAAAACGGGACAGATGATTACAATAAACAGATGGAAACAGTCACAAATCTTTATGCAAAAGCAATTCAGGAAAAGGTTGACAATATGCGTTCTACTTTGTTGGATAAATTTTCGGGTGGTGGAGTTACCCCACAAGAACAATTGACCATCGTTAATCAACTTTTAACAATCGCCCCCATCGGAACCGATACTTATAATAATCTGATGACCGAAAGGGCCAATATCCAAAATAGTATTGTATCTACTGGAAAAGCCGAAAACACACTAGCCGCCTCTGCCGCTTTCGAAGTTGCGGACAGGAAAGAGAAAGAACAAATTATACCGGATTACCAATCTGGAAAAACGGATGGTTTAACAGCCGATACACAAAATTTAGAAAATTGGAAAGGCGTTCTGGAACTTTATAAAGGATTAAAGGGACAGGCAGAGGGTAAAACTGCCGCTTTTATCCAAGAAAGGGTTAATGAATTACAAAAACAGGTTGACCTTCGTACCCAAGGAAGAATTTTTGATGCTTATGTGAAGGATAAGAGTGGAAATGTTATGGTTTCTCCGATTAAACTTGAAGATGTTGTCGCCGGACGGGATGTGGGAGCGGTTCAACCAAAGGTTGACTATGATGCAAAAGCTGATGTCTTTAAAGTATATGACCCTAGAACTGGGAAATATGTTGCACAATCAACCAATGAAACAGATGCACTTAGGCAAGCCAAGGCGCTCGGTATTCCGGGAGTCATAACTGTGAAAACAGTGAACGGGGACCAAAATTATTACTACGATACAGATAAAGACTCGACAACCTACAATCAGTTCATCCAACTTGATACGGCTACCGGAAAACCCGTTGCCGCTTATCCGGCAATCCCGGTTACACCAACTCAGGAAAAGTTTAAGGTTCCGATTAATGCTAATCAGATTTCACAACCTGTAAATCCTTCCTATGGAAGTGAATTGCTAAAGGCAGTTACTAAACCAGGAGAATTCTTTAGTGATGTGGGGGCTGGAATTAAAAGTACGGCGAAAAGTCTTGGAATTCAGCAACCAACGGGAAACTTACTAGAAAGAGCTGGTTCAGCGGCAAAAACGGCGTTTAATATGACACCTACTGGCGCTTTGTTTAATGCTTTTAAGGGATTAATTGCTGGACCGACTTCCATCGCGCGAACAAGTTCACCAGTTCCCACAACGACTCCTATTTCAAGAACAACTAATTCATCAACGACTCCGGGATTGGGTCAAACATTGAGTTCCGATTGGAATAAAGTTGTTGGTTTTGTAAAAGGACTTTTCCAACCGAAGTCGTGATATGTTTAATTTCGGAAATGTACTATCTAATATTAAAAATGCAATTAGCCCGGTAATAACGAAGGCTAAAGCGGCGGTGGCTTCAATACTTCCAAAAACACCACAAGAAACTTTTAAGGCAATTCAAAATCCAATTCCAAATGTTGTTGAACCAATCGTAAGTGGCGCTTTTGGATTGGTAAGAAAGGGGGCCGAAGTTGCAACAAAAGGAATCGAAAGCATGGCGACTCAACAAAAACAAATAAATCAAAAGGCCATTGAAAGTTTGCCGAAAGAATATCAACCGGCTGCCAATATTATCAAGACGGTTGGTAATATTCCGGCGGGGATGACTAAATTTGGATTAAGTACCGTCACTGGATTATTACATGACTTTGCATATACAGGAGAAAAATTAACCTCGCCTACTGGCCGGAAAGAGGTCCTTGAAAGCGCTGTTAATCTTCCGACAACCATTAAACAAAAGGGATTTATTGCAAGTCTAGATGAACCAGTTATGATTGTCGGACTTACTCTATCAAATTTCCTTACTGGTGGAGGAGAAGAAATTATTGGAAAACCAGCGGCAGAATTGGTTGCCAAAGGAGCAGCTAAACAGGCAGATAGATTGTTAGCCGAACAAGTATTAAAAGAGGCAATTGATAAACCATCGTTCTTAAAACTTTTACTCGCAAAACCTCAAAAATATATTGAATCAATTTTAAATAACGATTTAGTTGTTCATCATCTTCTTCCGGGTTCAGAAACAATGAAAAAAGTTCCCGGTGGTGAAGAAATTCTAAGTCTGTTTCAGAAAACGACCAGACAAGCCGAGATTATGATGACGAAATATGTGGCGAAACTTAAACCTGTAATGGGGAATTTAACTGATGAAGAATTTGCAACGGCACTCGATGTCCAACGCGGACTAGCAAAAGCACCGAGTGAAAAAATCCAAGTGGCGGCAGACGCTATAAAAAATATGTTTGCTGATTTCGGGGCTGAGGCAAGAGATTTGGGAATTCAGGTTAGAGATTTAACCGGCGCTAAAAAAGATTTTATTCCTTTGAAGAATTATGTTCCCCAAAGATTGAATATGGATTTAATTAAAAGAAGTCCAGATTTACAGGCGGCACTTGCCAATTATCTTTCTGAAACTGGACAAATCACGGATGCGGTTGTAAATGGTGAGAAGATTGTTGGGACGGCACTATCCAGAGCGCAGAAATTTGTTGACCAACTCGTAAAAGATACGCCGGTGAGGACGGCTTTTGCAGAATTGTTTCCGAATAACACACTTCCCCGCCAGATGGGTAATCTTGAAATGGAAAGAATTCTGGATTTACCAACGGAAATTAATAGAGTCCGGATATTGGATTCAAGTAAAAAGTTAATCACTGATTACATTCAACACGCATCAAATAGAATCGCTCAGGTGGCAAACTTTGGTCTTGATAATCAGGCGTTGAATAAATTCCAAAAAGCAACCGCAGGACTTCCATATTCTGATGAGGCGGTTAAATTAGTTAAAAGAGCCTTTGGATTAGAACCGCGTTCATTTGTTCAGGTTATGAATGAACGGTCCGCAGGAAAAATCAGACAATTTGAGGCATTAACCAAACTAGGAACATCGGCCATTTCAAACGCTACTCAGTCTGTAAATACATTGACTTCCTACGGTGTTGGCAACACGGTTCGGTCAATCTTTCAGGATTTTCTTCACAGACCCGAATCGGTCAAAATCGCGGAAGAAGCGGGAATATCTGCTGAAACCGCACTTCGAGATATGGCCCAAGAGGGACTGGGGGGAGTGAAGGGATTGCAAAATCTTCTAACAGGACCCGGATTTAAAGCAGTTGAAATGTTTAACAGACGGGTGGCTGCAAATGCCGGGAAATTATATGCAATTAATGAATTTGAGAAATTGATTAACAATCCGGCCGATAAAGAGGCGTTAATTGCTCTTGAAAAATTCGGGGTGGATGCAAGAAACGCACTTAATATCGGTAAATTGTCAGAAAATGATTTAATTAGTGCGGCGAGAAAGGCCGTGGAGACGACACAATTTAAGGTTTCTCCGATGGATATTCCTCCTTCTTGGTCAACCACAACTGGGAGAATATTAACTCAGTTTAAATCCTTCGGATACAAACAATCCGAGTTTATTTTAAAGGAAATTCTTAAACCGGCTTTTCATGGGAATTTTGTTCCACTTACTCGTTATGTCGTTGCCGGAGTTGTTGCCGGAGAAGCAGCGGCAGATATTAAAGCAGTCATTCGTGGAACTACCGCCAAAAGGTCGAAAGACCCGTGGGAGCGCGCGTGGCAGAATCTTCAACAGGTCGGTGGTTTAGGAGTTGCCTCAGATGCAATCAGGGCTGCAACCTCCTACGGCCAATTTCTAAGTTGGCTCGCTGGTCCGACTGTTGGAGATGTAACAGATTTACTCTATGAAATGGCGCAACTCGTGAAAGGAAGTCCGAAACCTATTTTGAGAGATATTACAAGTAAGATTCCCGTTCTTGGACCCAATATTTCTTCAAAATTGTTTCCATCAGCTACCGCCAAGAAAACTAAAGTTCTAAACTCCGGCGGAGCCTCATTTGGACCTTCAAGACTTGGTTATTAGGTCGAATTATTGACAAGAACTGGTTTGTGCCTATATCCTCTATTTATAGTATGAGAAATCATATGAATCAAGGAAACGGGGGTGATTGCACCGAGTAGGTTGGAATACCGAAAGGTTTATAGTCTTTTTATATGGCAAAATCTAAAACCGATGACGAGGAAAATTTAACGACACCTATTGAGGGTGACGAAAATCCAACTCCGAGTGCTGGATTAGAGCCAGAGAATTCAGAAGAAGCGGAGCTTTCTCCAAAAAGCAGAGAAGGTTTTCAAAGACTCCTTGCAGAAAGGGATAAGAAAGCCAAAACGGAGGAAGATGCTCGACTAAAGGCTGAGGCAGAGGCCGGAGAATTGAGGAAAAAACTCAAAGATAAAGAACTCGCTGAATTAAGCGATGTTGACCGCGCCCAAAGACAAGCGCAGGAATTAGTTGAGGAAAACGCACGATTGAAACTCCAAAATTTTGTTAGGGATGAAATAGCCAAGCGAAAACTTGATGTAAATGACCCGTTAATAGAAATATTGATGGATACACCGTGGGCAAGTCCACCCATCAAGCGTATTCTTGGGGACTCTCCAACTTGGGAAGAAGTAGTTTCAGTTGTGAAGGAAAAGCTCCCCGCTTACTTGGATTCATTGGTCGCTAGGTTAAAGACGGAGGTTTCAACACCGATTGGAAGTGAGGAACTACCGGATAATGGCGAGGAAGAAGAAATTCCTCCTCCACCCACCAGCACTGAGCGTGTTATTTCTACAACACCCACGAAGCGATATTGGACTCGTTCTGAAATCGCCTCTATGGATGATGACGAATATTTAAAACACGCTAAAGATATCAGGAAAGCCCTTGCGGAAGGTCGAATATTGAATAGATAACCTCTTAGAAAAGAGCAAAAAATATGGCAGTTGGTGATATTACAGTCACTACGGCAGCCAACTTTATTCCAGAAATTTGGAGTAAAGACGCTAGAATCGCGACTGAGAGTAATCTCGTTATGGCGAAACTGGTGAACAGGCAATTTGAAGCTGACATGGAAATGGGGGACACCCTCCATATTCCTGACATTTCTGATTTAGCAGCGAGAGTGAAGGCGGCAGACACGGATGTTACTTTTGAAACAATCACCGAAGGTAAGGTGGATGTTTTGATTGATAAACATTATTATGCAGCTTTTAAACTTGAAGATATAGTCAAAGTCCAAGCGGACCAAGACCTTCAAGCACGCTACACTGAAAAAGTCGGTTATGCGTTGGCAAAGAAGATTGATACAGACCTTCTAGGTTTGTATTCTGGGCTTTCCCAGACTGTTGGTAGTGCCGGAGTAGCAATCACGGACCCAAATCTTTTGACGGCAAT